GTACAATATTGCATAGGACGAAAAATTCCACAGGATACATATGATAATCTATATTATGCTGAGGACTTCAAGAACTTTGTTGATGAAATTTTTCCAGAACACGGAAAAGAACTGAAAGAAGATGATCCTCGATTGGTCCTTCCGTTTTATGATGTAGACGGCACACTACTGGCTTTTCAAGGTCGTGCTTTGCGTGATTCAAAAATTCGTTATATCACCATTAAGATGGCTGAAGATAACATCAAAATATTTGGCCTAAACACGGTGAATAAACAGGAGAAAGTGTATGTCACAGAAGGTCCAATTGATTCATTGTTTTTAACAAACGCAGTCGCCACGGCAGATGCAAATCTGACAAATGCGGTAAATTACATAACAAAAGATAAATTGGTTCTTGTATTCGACAATGAACCTAGGAATAAAGATATCTGCAAATTGATGGACAAAGCAATTGAGGAACATTTCCAAATTTGCATTTGGCCAGAAATGATAAAAGAAAAAGATATTAATGAAATGATTCTTGCAGGCTTCACAACCGAAGAATTGTGTGATATAATCGACAAGAATACATTCGTCAATTTAAGGGCAAAATTTGAATTTATACAATGGAAGAAAATATGAAAGTAAAATTAATCAATTATTCACAATCACCTGATGGTAAAAATTTGCTTGAACAAGTTGCATATGCGGCGAGAGTTTCAAATCCTTCAAATCAGGACAACTCAGAAACTGCCGAGAAGTTGGTACGTTACCTAATTAAACATCAACATTGGTCGCCACTTGAGATGGTTTCTGTGTGTATGGAAATCGAAACGACACGCGATATCGCTCGTCAAATTTTGCGCCATCGTTCGTTCTCTTTCCAAGAGTTTAGTCAACGATATGCTGTAGCGGATTTGGGTTGGGAATACAAAGAAGCGAGATTACAGGATACAAAGAATAGACAGAATAGCGTATCATTGAATATGGATGAAGAACAACAGCGTTTACTTTCTTACGAATGGGAACGGGCGCAAAAGCGAGTCCTTTTTGCTGTTCAAAAGGAATATAAATGGGCTATTGAAAATGGCATCGCCAAAGAACAAGCAAGAGCCGTTCTTCCCGAGGGCATTACAGTTTCCCGTATGTACATGAACGGAACTCTGCGTTCTTGGGTACACTATATAAGTCTCCGTTCCGCCAACGGAACACAAAAAGAGCATCAGGAGATTGCACTAGCCTGCGCTGATGCACTTGAGCCGATTTTCCCTATGATTAAGGAATATGTAAATGTATAATGATGTAAAAACTTTCATTGAGGCTTGTGAACAAGAAAGAAACGAAAAAAACACTTTGCTATATAAGAATCTCATTCGTGAAGAGTTTGATGAATTCGTTAAAGCATATTTTGAAGGTGACGAAGAAGGTCAAATTGATGGATGCATGGACTTGATTTGGGTGATTCTCGGATATTGCTACATGAAGGACTATAATGTAGAAGGTGCATGGAATGAAGTTGCTCGTTCCAATTTATCGAAGATTGATCCTACTACGGGTAAAGTGAACAAAAGAAATGATGGTAAAGTTATGAAGCCTGAAGGATGGACTCCACCTAACTTAAAACCGTTTGTAAAAAAATAAGGATAAAAAATGGACTATATGGGTATTAACATAGATTTGGAGAAAGATAAACTTTTCGATGAACTTGGAATTAAAAGACTTAAAGAGTCGTACATGCGCGAGGATGAGGAATCTCCTCAACATAGATTCGCCTATGTTTCGAGAAAATTTGCTACTGATCTGGATCACGCTAACCGTTTATACACATATTCTAGTAATCATTGGCTTTCTTATTCTACTCCCATTCTTTCTTTTGGTCGCAGTAAGCGTGGAATGCCTATATCGTGTTTTCTTAACTATATCGAAGATACTGCGGAGGGTTTAGTTGATAATCTTTCAGAAACTAATTGGCTTTCTATGCTTGGTGGCGGTGTTGGGATTGGTTTTGGTATTCGCTCGTCGGATGACAAATCTACTGGCGTTATGCCGCACCTCAAGATTTACGATGCATCTAGCCTTGCGTATCGCCAAGGTCGCACTCGTCGTGGGTCTTATGCTGCCTATCTTGATATTTCCCATCCTGATATTATTCCCTTCCTTGAGATGAGGAAGGCGACAGGCGATCCAAATGTTCGTTGTTTGAATTTACATCACGCAGTTAACATTCCGGATGCATTTATGCAATTGCTTGAAAACTGTATGGTAGATCCGAATGCAAGTGATGATTGGGAACTCAAAGATCCGCATAGTGGAGAAGTTCGTGAAGTTGTATCGGCAAGACACCTTTGGCAACAATTGCTTGAGTTGCGTATGCACACAGGTGAACCATACATTCATTTCATTGATACTAGCAATCGTCAGTTGCCACAATGGCTAAAAGACAAAGGCCTAAAAGTTCACCAGTCGAATCTTTGCTCCGAAATTATTCTTCCTACCGATGAAGAGAGGACTGCTGTTTGCTGTCTGTCATCTTTAAATCTGGAATATTATGATGAGTGGAAAGACAACGAACTCTTTCTCCGCGATGTTGCAGAAATGCTTGACAATGTGCTACAATATTTTATTGATAATGCTCCAGACAGCATTTCGAGGGCGAAGTTTTCTGCCAGCCGTGAGCGTTCTATCGGCGTCGGTGCCCTCGGTTTCCATGCATATCTCCAAAAGAAAGGAGTTGCATTCGAGGGTGTGATGGCAAAAGTATTAAATAACCAAATGTTCAAAAACATTAGAAAAGGATTAGATGATGCTAACTTGGCTCTTGGAAAAATTAGGGGTGAAGCTCCAGATGCTGTTGGGACTGGTTTGCGTTTTAGTCATCTTATGGCTATCGCTCCAAATGCTTCTAGCTCTATCATTATGGGAAATACTAGCCCTAGCATTGAGCCTTATCGTGCTAATGCTTATCGTCAGGATACGCTATCTGGCTCATTTTTAAATAAGAATCGTTGGCTCGATAAAGTGATTATGAATTATCTTGCATCCGATGGTACTCCCTTGACACCAAAAGGTGAAGATGAGTATCAGCAAATTTGGTCATCAATTATTGCGAATGATGGTTCGGTCCAACACCTAGATTGGCTAGATGAGAATACAAAAGCGGTTTTCAAAACATCTATGGAAATTGACCAGCGTTGGGTTATTGAACATGCGGCCGACCGCCAACAATATATTGACCAGGCACAGTCACTTAACCTTTTCTTCCTTCCAGATGTTAATATCAAATATTTGCACGCCATTCATTTTATGGCTTGGAAAAAAGGTTTGAAAACACTATATTACTGCCGTTCAGAAAAAATTGGCAAAGCCGATAAAGTTTCGAGAAAAGTTGAACGGAAAGTAATCGAAGAAATTGATATGACTCTAATTGCTCAAGGTAACGATTGCATTGCCTGCGAAGGCTAAAAATAGGAGAAAAAAATGAATAAAATTTTAGGTCTAGTATTTTCATTGTGTGCATTTTCAGTAAATGCTCAAATCATCACCGGCGCCGGTGCCACATTTCCTGAACCAGTTTATACAAAATGGGCATCCGACTATAACAAAGAAACGGGTGTGAAAATTAATTATGGTGCTATTGGTAGCTCAGGTGGCATCAAACAAATGGAAAATGATACAGTTGATTTCGGTGCAACTGATGATGCAGTAAGCCAAAGCGATTTGACTAGCAAAAACTGGCATCAGTTTCCGGCTGTGATCGGCGGCGTTGTTTTAGTTGTTAACCTCAAAGGATTCAAACCGGGTGAAATCGTTTTAGATGGACCAACAACTGCAAATATTTTTGAGGGAAAAATTACTAATTGGAATGATCCTGCAATTAAAAAGCTAAACGCAAATTTAAATCTTCCCGATCAAGCCATAACAACAATTGTTCGTAGTGACGGCAGCGGAACTACAGCAGTCTTTACAAATTACCTATCTCAGGTAAGCAAGAGTTTTAAAGATATTGTCGGCGAAGGTAAAAGTGTAAGTTGGAAAAACAAAAATTTGGCCGCAGGAAAAGGTAATGCTGGTGTTGCCGCAATGGTGCAAAATCTTACTGGCTCAATTGGTTATGTTGAATATGCATTTGCCAAACAGGGTAAAATGACATATACTGCAATGTTGAATAAGAATAAGATAGTTCAGCCAGATGATTTGACATTTAAACAAGCGGCCGAATCTGCCAATTGGCAAGTTCCGGGAATGGCAGTAAATTTAAACAATAAAGACGGTTGGCCTATTACTGCCGCCACTTTTATTCTTGTCAAAAAAGAGGGTGGAAAAAACACACAAGGCGTTTTAAAATTCTTTGATTGGGCTTTCAACAAAGGTGATACAAGTGCTATCAACTTAGATTATGTTCCCCTACCAGAAAAAGTTAAAGTGCAAATTCGTTCTGACTGGGCGAAGAGTGTAAAATAATTTCTTGAATCTATTGCACCAAAATGTCACATATAATCGCCAACCTACCAACAGTAAAATGCTTTGTTCGCAAAGAATTCCTCTATGATTTCCAGAAAGGATTTGGTGAACTGGTACCCTGTTGGTGGGTCAGCATCAAATCATTAAGAGGTCAAGCCTTTCGTATCGAATCTTACTTGAACGAATACGGCGCATTGTATGATAAATTACCAATTAGCGCATACTGCTGGAAACCCATTGAAGGTGAACCTTTACCGCTTGACCACTTGCAATTATGGGATTGTTTGAGTTATGATATTAGTGTTTTGAAAAAAGCACAACTGCAATCAATGAAGTGCAAGTTTAAATTAAAGAATGGTGATTGGATGTACGGTGAATATTTGTTTACAGTAGATTCAGCACATCCAGATTTTAATATTATAGATACCGGTCTCTCTGAAGATATTGAAGATCATAAATCATATAACTTCATTAAATGCGACAATGGTCAATTTGCATGTCAACCCAATAATAGAATGATTGTGTTTGAACCGTCTAGTAATCCCCGTGAATTAAAATATCCAGATTTCAAAGTATCAACCAAAAGATGGTCAGTTGAAACTGAAGCAAAATGGGCTTTAGGTGATACTGATACAGTTATGTACGAAAGAAAAGGTAAATGAAATACAAAAGCATATTCATTAGTGATGTGCATTTGGGTACGAACGATTGTAAAGCTGAGTTATTAAATAATTTTTTGAAACACAATAAGTGTGAAACTCTTTATCTTGTTGGAGATATATTAGATGTTTGGCGCATCCAACAAAACAAGTGGCGTTGGAAACAAAGCCATACGAATGTTGTTAGAAGAGTGTTGGGTTACGCAAAAAGGGGTACAAAAGTCATTTATGTAGCAGGTAATCACGATGAATTTCTAAGACCACTAATGCCATATAATATTGGCTTTGGTAACATAGAAATTATGAATCATTGTGAACACACAGGTATTGATGGTAAAAAATATTTGGTTATACATGGTGATTTATTTGATGGTATTAGTAAGTTGGCTCCTTGGTTGAGTGTGTTGGGGGATAAAGCATACGATTTTGTTTTATGGTTGAACAATAAATTTAATTGGTGGAGACATAAGTTTGGTTTTGGTTATTGGAGTTTAAGCCAATTTTTAAAGAGCAAAGTTAAAACGGCCGTTGATTTTATTTTTCAATTCGAAAAAAACTTAGTTACTTACTGCAAAAAACGAAATTATGATGGAGTTATATGTGGTCACATACACAACCCCGAAATAAAAGAAATAGATGACACAATATACATGAATGACGGGGATTGGGTTGAATCATGTAGTGCATTGGTCGAACATATGGATGGTAAATGGGAAATAGTTTATTGGAAGGAAATAATAAATGTGGACACTCTTACTAATAGCAGTACATATGAAAAATCCTAATGATATTCCGGGAAGAATAAATTTTCAGTTACAAACACAACAACAATGTGAACAAGTTTTACAAAGTATGACTTATTGGCTGAAATTTGATAATTTTAAGGTCGAAGGAAAATGTCAGAAAACAAGTTAAAAGACAAAATTACGATAGTGGTTCCATGTAAAAACGAAGAAAACTATATTCACCATTTACTAGAATCCCTTCGCCTCCAAGGAATTCGAAACACTAGAATCATCATTGCGGACTGTTCCACCGACAATACTAGACAGGTCATAAAGGATCATAGTTCTTTTTTGAATATTGAAATTGTGGATGGTGGTCCCGTTTCAATTGCTAAAAATAGAGGTGCTAAATTGGTCAGCACACCCTACATATTATTCATTGATAGTGATGTGAGATTTTTTTCAAACACAGTTATAGTTGATTGTGTCGAAGAAATGGAAAATAAAAATTTGGATTTGATTGGACTGAAGATAAAATGTTATGATAATGATATCAGAACAAAAATTGGTTTTATGTTGTTCAATACAATCAATGGTATTATGAAATATAAGGTTCCATTTGCTGTCGGTGCTTTTATGTTAACCCGAACTGATAAATTTAGAGAACTTGGTGGTTTTCCTGAAAAGTATGAGACAAGTGAAGATTTCTTTTTATCAAAAAAATATAATGTGGAAAAATTCAAATTAATGAATCATTATTTTGGCCAAGACAATAGAAGGTTTGAGAAGATGGGATATTTTGGCATGGCATGGTACCTCATCAAAAATTTTCCTTCCTTTC